TTGATGTCGGCGTTTACAATCGCACCGTCTACAATCTTAGCTGAAGTGACTGCATCATCCGCAAGCTGGGCTGTATTCACAGACCCCTCAGCCGGAGTAAAAGGTCGGCCTACATCCATAAGTCCGATGACCTCTAGTTCGTCGGTCGCAACTAGCGCCGCGTCCAGGGTCAGGGTTGTGCCACTTATTGTGTAAGCGGAATCGTGTTGCTTGACTCCATTGATCGTGACAATGAGAGCCTGTTCGCTTACTGGCGTCCAGTTAAGCGTGTGCCCCGCAGTCGTTACACCAGTAATTGTCTGGCGTTTGATCTCCGAGGCTTTTAATTCTACGGAGCCTTTATAAGCCATTACGGACCTTGCTCTAGTACAGAAAGGGCTACATCTAATGCAGAGGCGGTATCAGACTTAAACTTAATTACATCCCCCACCTGTAAGACCATCTTACCCTCAATAACTTCAAACGATGCACCCGTGGGGATAGGTAGGTTCTTAATGATGTATACGTCGTCTCCGTTTTCTCCTGATGTGGCTGCTGTTACTATCTGCATGTCAGCTTTAATCTGGGCAGTTGCATGAGTATTAGCCAGCACACAACCTATTACTACTGTAGTTGTAGATGATGGTACTGTATATGCAGTTGCCAGACTTGTCCCGACTGCTGTGTCCGTTTTTAACTTGAAAGTGTTTGCCATGGGTTACCCTAGTGCTATGGCCATTACTACCGGATCAGCAATGGCTGCTATCGCGGTAGTGTTAGTCGAAATTGAAGATGTATTAGCTGAAATTAAAGTTGTATTTGCTGCTGTTACAGTGCCAATTTTGTCTGCAGACCACAAATCTGTCGTCCCAGTAGCCGAATCATTGATCGCTCTATGGTTGGTTGTATTAGCAACGTGAGTCTGAATAGCTGCAGAAGCTGGCTCGTAAGTACCTGTGTGGTCATGGTTAGCTAATGCTAGGTTGGCTTCTCCCGCAGTCTGGTTTATCCAGGTAGAAGAACCGTTGTCATATGCTAGTACCTCGTTATCAGCTACCGAAGTAATAGTAGCATCTGATAGAGCGTCTACTGCTACTGATGTGAGTAGTCCGGCCTCGGCAGCTGTCTGGTTAATCCACTTAGATGAGCTATTGTCGTACGCCAGGACTTCATTATCTGCCACGGAAGTAATCGTGGTATCTGCTATGTCTCCGATATCAATGGATGCTTCGGTAGGAGACTGGTTAATCCACTTAGAGGTACCTGAATCGTAAGCTAATATATCGTTATCTGCTACAGATGTAACGGTTACATCAGTCATGGTAGGCAGATCGAACGATGCAAATCCAGCAGAAGTAACCCAAGCTGAGCCGTTGTAGACCTTTACAGCATCAGAGGTGGTGTTATAAAACAAATCACCGTCAGTTAATGATGTAGTTGGATCTGCAGAACCTACACGGTATCTGTCAGCAAATGAGTTTACGCCTGTTATATTGGCAGCACAGGTCGCCATGTTAGTGACGTTAGTGGATGTACCTAGGGTGCCCATCGCAGTAACGTTGGCTGAAGTGCCTAGAATATCCATGTCCGTGACTATGGCTGCCGATCCCAGCGTGTTCATGTCAGAAACAACGTCAGTTGTAGCGAGGATAGCCATGTCTGCTATTACTGCAGATGAGGCGAGGAGATCCATATCGGCAACGATTGCAGCAGAGCCGAGAGTATTCATATCGGTAACGATATCTGGGGTAGCTAGGATGGCCATGTCAGCTACCACATCTGTCGTAGCAAGAATCGCCATGTCTGCCACAGCTGCAGTTGTTCCTAGAAGTGCCATATCCGCTACGGCATCAGTTGTGCCTAGTAAGGCCATATCTGCAATAACAGCAGAATCGCCAAGCAGGGCCATGTCTGCTACCGCTGCTGATGTTCCAAGCAACCCCATCGCTGTTACGTTAGCAGAGGTACCTAAAAGATCCATGTCTGTGACGATAGCTGAAGTGCCTAGAATTGCCATGTCAGCAACTGCAGCGGTTGTTCCAAGGAGGCCAATCTCTGTGGCCTTACCTGCTACAGCTGTTACGTCACTTGCAATACCGGCGACAGTTCCAACATCGGCTGTAGTGGCCCAGTGTTTTGCACTGTAATTAGTTCCGTCAACTGTGGCTCCCGTCTTGGTTGCCCAATCTTTTGCGGCACCGCGTGCTGCAGTGTTATCAACTCCTGTACCCCCGACTGACCATGCTTTTGCACTATAGTCAGTTCCGGTAACTGCGCCGTTAATTTTTGTAGCGTAGTCGGTAGATGTAACAGCGCTTGCCGCCGCTGCGGTAGCCGAAGATGCGGCTGCGGTCTTCGAAGTGTCGGCTGCTGTTGCGGAAGCTGCTGCTGCATTTTGTGATGTGGTTAATGCGGCCCCATCGATCATTATCTTAAAGTCTGTACCACTTGGGGCAGAGCCTGAAGAAGTATGATCGTTGACGGCCATGTAAGTACTGGTACCGTGCGTGACGATATCTGTCTGGTTGTACGCAGTAGACGCTGCCCATGCTCCCTTCTGAACAAAGGTATATGGGTTATCGCCTAGATCAACCCAACCAACTGTTGCATTAGCAAAGGTTCCGGCTCTAGTCTGTAACTTCCTGGTAGAGTCCTCGATGCGGAACTCTATGAGGCTACCATCGAAAGCTCCTGCGGAATCGAATAAATCATCGATCATATCGTAGAGCTTACGAGTACCTTTCTCGCAGGCTTCTAGATATGTATCTAAATTATGTGAGCCAGTTTTAGTTGACTCGAATCGTACTTGTTCAGATTCTGGACGTGTTTGGGCCATTAGTCATACCACCCGTTGTCTTTCATGAAGTCCACTAGTTTCTTTTTAGTGAGCGCATATTTATCTTCTGGGGTTTCAGCAGAGTACCTTCCCTCCAGTTCTACAATTTCAAACCTAGCCTCCATAATCTCCTGCTCTAGTTCTTTTACTTTGTCCCCCATACTTCTTAGTTCATCATTCATCTCATGCCTAATCATTCCCATAGCGGCATCAACGAAGTCTTCAACCTTCGGTCCTACGTCAGGCTTCAATGCGTTGTATACATCTCTGGTCATGCTGCTTGTCCCCTCATGGGCACTAAGTTTCCTTTGGCTACTTCACTTTGAACCTGTTCGTTCGGCTGCACCGTAGCTCCCCTCATTTTTTCCATTATCGCGAGTTCCTGACTGGGAGATGGGCCTTCTGCTCTCTCTTCTTCGCTTATCCTAAACTGGTCTAAATCTGAAACGCCTAATGCTCTAATTGCTTCTTCAGCGATCTTACCGACTTTGTACTCCATGTTCAGCCCCGTGTTGGACATGATCTGAAGCATGTTCATCCACGTTTCTGCATTTCTTGTTGGTTCTAATGGAAGAGTTCCGTCTATAACCATATAGTCGACTTTACCCTGCAGGTCTTCTCCGACATCAAAGTCTATGTAGCCCTCCGATACCATGTCAGAAAGCTGAGATGGCATACTATATTGGTCTACTTTAATGGCGCCTTTAAAATCTAAAGCATCTTGTATGTTACCTACCATCATTCTGACCATCGGACGTATTGTGGTAGCAGACATAACTCTGGACACAACTCCTAATCTCTGACTACCTAATTGAGTGAGTCGTTGTATTTCAGTAGCGGTTCTTACGTCTGGAGTGGGGATACCCTGCTGCGCGTCTGATGCAGCACTGACTCTCTGCTTGAGTTCATTCATCGCCGCCATGTCCTGCCAGTAACCTCTCGTTATGTCCGGCACTTCTGCAATGAATACTCCATCCCCTGGGTTCGCCCCTGGAAGAGTTCGAACTATACCCCAAGGATTCCTGTCGATTAAATCAGGTACAGAGACTTGCGTAGGATCTACAAAGATAAGGTTGTTAAGTGCTGCCTGAACATTATCTATTCGGCTTCGCAACATCCATGTAGCAATGTCATGCAACGGAAGCATCAGGTCGTATAAAGATTGTCCGAACGTTTTATGCGAGTCGTGATACATGCCGCCTATCACGCATGGAAACTGTTGTCCGTAAGGATTGAGTTGGAAACGAATTACTATGGACTCATCTAGTACTGTTACTAAGAGCCATATCTGTTCTATAGCCGGTATACCTATCTCCCATCCCGCTAGATTAAGCCAAGCTTCATCCACTGGCCTGGCATCACCTAACTGCCAAGACGTATCAGTACGACTTGCATCCTGCGGGTCGATGGATAAACCTCTTCCCTGCTCTCCGTGAAATGCGTGTGGCTGCCATCCAGATTTTGGATTACCCATCTTCTGCCTGATACCCGGAAATCTTTTTAGTTTGGGATATAGGCCCGAACGCTCCAGGTTTGAGTACGTCAGGTACTGGCAAAACACAATGAAGTGCATTGACTCCCAGTCTCCCCAGGCTACTCTAGGATCTGGGAATGTTCTCCTGGGATCAAAGTTAATGATCCTATTCTGATTAGCTTTACCATCCCAGCTAACTTTAGTGGGCGCGAATCCATATCTAACACTGTCTAATAGCATTTGCGCTATACGTGCTTCGCCAGCTGTCCTACGCATCTGTTGGTGCAAGACACGCTCTAAGATCATTGCGACCTTTCTAGATTCCCTATTCAGCCCTTCGAGCTGGAACATGGGATTTCTACCGCCGAGAGCGGACATCATATAAGTAGTTACTGTATCTGCAATAGCTCGCGTATCCGCGATGACTGCCTTCTCTTTGAAGTCTGTCGTATCTGCAGGTACGTATACATCATGCGCTCTATCGGCCTCAGTCCAATGATCGTATCTTCGAGAGATACGGCTATAGGACATTTCCATGCAGGCTTTTACATAGTCAACAATCTTTCTTTCATCCTCATCTTTAAGCATATGAGAAATGTCCTGATGATCCATAAGGGCATCAGCATACGGAGAGAGATCTACTATGAGACCAGCTTCTTTTGTAGGTATATCGTGGTAATAAGCCATTACGCTATTCTCTTATTAAGTAAGACTATAAGTCGTCCTTTACATTCCCCATCCCTTAAACTTTGGGCCGAACTTAGAGTTAATGGAACCGTCAAAATCTTGCCATCTGTTGTTTAAGGAACTAGAAATATCTATATCCCAGTCCAATGCTTCAGGCATTACTTGATGTCTGGAAAGAGCATCTAGGGCAATAGATATGGCATCTATCTGGTCATCGTATTTTCCGTTAGGGAACGTCAAAGATTCGTCCATGAAGGCGTCTAACCAACTAGCTTCCTTAGGTAGGTATACCCTTCCCCCTTCTATAAAGGGAGCAATCGTATTAATCCTGGCTACCTTATCAGTATTAACCTTATATGGAATTACGGAGATACCTGATTCTCTTTTTAATTCTTGGATTAGGGATTGCCCACTAGCCTTATCTTCTATATAGAGACCCCTTAATCCCCTGCCTCTCCACTTATTATTTACTTCTACAGCTATTTTCTTTAGTTCTGGGAAGTCCCACTTGTTTCTTATGACCTCCAATATATACATATCTCCATTGTGGGCTAGGCCCACTACTACGAAAGCAGAATAATCCGCCGTTTCTGTTTTCTTGAACGCCGTGTCTGCGCCCACAACGATAGATGAAAACCTTTCGGGCTGTTCCTCCTCTGTGTAGAACTTCCACCATTCTGCCTTTAAAATGTTTCCTCCTTCTATATAAGGTGTCTGTTGGTACAACGATGCAAACTCCCTCTGGTTCATTCTCTCCCTTCTTTTCAGCTCGTCCAATGGAAATCTTTCTGGCCATAATGCCTCCTCTACCTGTTGCTTATAGTGACGTTTGGGTGGATTTACTTTACTCAGTTGGCCCGTGGGCACGTACCTGGGGTCATCTGACGGTAGCTCTGTTACTGGGCGTAACACGCCGCTTTCTGTAGTTTTTATAGCAGGGAAGTTGATATGGAGCCAGCGACCTTCGTCCCAATCGTCTGTTTCCATTAGTCTCCCAGCTAAATCGTCTGGGTGCCACCTAGTTAGGATAACTATCTGCTTAGCCAGGGTTCCATCCTCTTCTGGCTGTAGTCGAGTTGTAAGGGCTGAGTTATAGTAGTCCCAGATCTTGTTACGCATAGTAGCGCTCTCAGCCTCCTCCCGGGCCTTCACAGGGTCATCTACTATTAATAGGTTAGCTGGGCGCCCAGAAGTAGTACCCCCTATACCTACCCCAAAATAGGCTCCATATTCCGTGGTGCGCCATACATCGGCTGCTCTGGAGTCGTACGACATTTCAAATCCAGGGAATGCCTGCCTTATCCACTTCTCCTGAACTGTATTCTTTACCTGGCGACCGAAGTCAGTGGACAACTGGGCGTTATAGGAGCAGCTCATTACATATCTACGTGGATTACGCAGTATGTAGTAGGAGGGGAAGTAGATAGTGGAGAAGGTACTCTTGGCAAAACGTGGTGGCATATTGATAAGTAGATTATTTACCGCTCTGCCAGAGAAATTGTCCTTATGTAGCTTCTTTTTAGAGGTTCTCTTATTTGTATAGTTAGAGGTAAGCTTACCCTGCTCTAGTAAATCCAGAGCTGTGATCAATTTCTCCTGGAAATGGGGGATAACCCACGTAGGATGTAGGGCGCGAACAAATCCCATAAAGGATTCTTCCGCATTCTTCATGCGAAGAAGATGTCTGGCAGCATCAACTAGGGAGATTTCAGTCATGATCCTTCTTTTGCGTACAGAACCTTAGACCACATGATCTCATCGGCCTTTTCCTTATCATCTATGTTGTCTGCTATTACACGCATTAAGTGATCGATAGTAGCTTGAACCATTTTATCCTTAGGAATGCTACTTCTATCCATTTGCTGCATAGCTTTAGCAAAATCAATTACACCTATTTTGGATTTAATCCTGTCTTTTTCCCAGTTTGTTACTAAATTGTCCTTATCGCCCTGCTTTAATAGCTCATCTAAATCATTAGACATGGTTTGTCTCCTTTACGTGACATTATTTTAAAAATTTTATATGTGCTAGTGAACCCGGGGAGTCGCAATCACGCACGCCTGGGAAGCCGGTCGACGGGGTGCGCCCCCCCCTTCGCGTATGTGCGGGACACGACGTACGCACATTGCGCGGTCCCCAAAGGGGACAGGGGACAAATGGGTCGCCACGGAGTCCGGCATCGAGGATTCCACACGAGTGAGACCTATGAACCACAAACTCGACACGATACGCCCGAGTATCACGTTGTCTTCGGGAAACGACGCCCGCGTAGTGACGCGAGCAGTACGCATGTACGATGGCAAATTGTGCATATCCGCTCGCAAGAGCTTGTTCGCGATCACGGTCACAGGCGCAGGCACGGCCACGTGTGACCTGGACGCACCCGCGTTGCTCGCGGGAGTCGCTGACGCACAGGCCATCGCGCCGGTGTGCACGAACGCCGTGCTCGGCATCGTGCGCAAGGCAAAATCGCCCGCTGTCGCGCCAGTCGCGCAGGCCACTCCTGCGCCTGACATGAGCGTTCTCGCGGCCGCAGTTGTCGCGTACCTCAAGCAGAACCCCTGACGCTCACGCGTCACCCACGACCCTCGCGCCTTCGGGCGCGGGGGTTTTTTTTGTGCTTTTTTCCTTCGTGTTCCCGTCATTCGCGTTATCGCCCGAAAACCCATCAACGACTGATGCGTCTATCGCGTCCGCACGAGCAACGATTTCCTCTAGTTCGTGTCTCGACAGATCAACGACTGATTTCGTGTTCACATCCACTGTCGCGTGAGACTGTGAGAGGTCGGGTATAACCTTCCCAAGTAACGCTTTGAACAGTGAAACCTGAGAGTTTGACCACGTAACGTCCCCACGTACCGCACTAACCGCGAGAGGTACTAAATCCCTCACTTCAGACGCGATACTCGATCTCAGCCTCGATATTTGGTGAGGCGTGAGCGAGGTCGTTTTCGATGCTTCCAGAGCTGCTTTTCCCCTCATATCAACGCATTATTACATGCTTATAGCCTGTTAATCATCCGCACTATGCCTTCACATACCCCAAAGGGGTAAAGGGGACAGATGGCTCGGCTAATTTCAGCCAACCAACGACTGATACGTGGAGATTTACACGATGACAATACATTTCTCGATATTTGATGCGGAGTCAGAGGCTATCAACAGGGTAAACCTGGAAGATGCGTTACGTAATGGTGGCCCTTACGAATGCCAGTGGTACGCCTTGAACAAGCGTGTAGCTGGTCGTCCCTCGAATCCACCAAGCCAGTCCACGAAGGACAAGATAGACACAATTATGGAGGACACCTATCGCGAGGCCAGAGCCTTCATAAGCGAAGAGGGTATCAAGGGTGACGAGGTGTTCCGTACTGCCTTGTGTGGGATCAGCGATCACGATCTGTACAAAGGTGTGGTACGTAAGTGGTTTCTGAATTCGGATTACATCGAGGACGATTGCAGTTGTCCCCGAAGTTGGTAGTCCATAGTGCGCACTATCCCCTTATGTACCCCAAAGGGGTAAAGGGGACAAGTGGGCTGACTTCAACAGTCGACAACATGGGAGGCCTATAGTGATCGACACAATCCTTGTAGTTGTATGTGTAGTAAACCTAGTGCTACTCGTTGAGTACGTTAAGTTACGTAGCTCCTTCAACGAGTGGAGACAGGGCATCAACGCATTGAACGAGATCTTGGAAGATTGTAGTTCATGCCCTCATGGGAATTCTCCTTTCGCGTATTGTAAGGAGTGTTTCGATGAGTATGCGGAGCGGAGTTCAACATGAGTAACGATTGGGTTACGGTGAACTGGACACCGCAGAAGTTAAGCGAATTCAAGGACGAGTACGCTAAACATCAGCGTGACCACATGGGGACGTTCTCCTTTGATGGTCACACATTCGTGGTTGGATACGCTAAGTATCTGATCGAACACATAGAGCGTAACTTTGGAGAAACGCAAGATGAAGCCAACGAAGAAGCTAGTGAATGACATCACGAGTGGCGAAGATGACTCAAGGCCACCTGAAGATGTGAAGTACCTCGCCGAGTTCACACAGTCGATGTACAACGCCATGGTCAAGCCGTGGAACGATGCTGATGATAGGCCAGAAGGTGTAACCGTGCAGAACTTGTGCACGTCAGTAACCTTAGCGTGTTGGCACATGGTACGAGGTAGTGCTCCAGATGCAATGGATGCGGGCATGGTCATGACTGATGTCGTTATTAAGGCCGTTGCAATGGACGGAATTAATGACAAGATGCGCGAGGAAGTAAAGAAGGCCGTTGTAGATGCACTCGGAGTTGACCCAGATGATGTGTCAGTCAAGGAAGCAATGCAAGCTGTAGAAGATTCCGAGGAAACCACGTGGGACATGCTTGATAGTACAGGTGTTACCGGAAAGAAACCTGTCTTGCATTAGGAGAACAGCATGGCAACGATACTCAAAATCCATTCCCCCTCTAGTGGGAAACAGATAACACGACAAACGCGAGGTTATCACTCATGGTCTGGCTCACGAATCGATGGCGTTGAGATCATCAACGAATCATTGGGGGCCATCCAGGTTAAACCCACAGCCACAGAAAACCATCACATAGATGACGCTAATGATGTGGAGCATCACGTGTACTACAAGTTTCCCCCTGGTGCTCGTGACCCACATGCGTTCCTTTCCCAGTATGCGTTTGAGGAGTACAAGGACGCTCCTGACACTACCTACCAGAAAGTTAAACCGATGGTGACCGTATGGGCATTAGCCAATGGGCGTGATGCTGATTACGAACTCGGTACACAAGACGTATCACGGCATTACCTTCCTCATGATATGCCTGATGGACTAAAGGAAATTATCCGTGAGTTCCACAGCGAGCTGAACCATGAGTTCGATGAGATATACGAACGAGTAAAGGCCAAATACCTGGAAGTGAAGGCCGCGGCTAGTGCAGATGGCATACTGGCCGCAAGACTTCCTATATATGGCATGTTCAAGTTAGCTATGGACAGTGCTTCTACAGAAGAACCCCTCGCATTGGAAAATGCCAACATATTCATAGAAGTCCCTGAAGATGCAGATGAATGGGATTCCTTTGAAACCCTGCTTGCTTAAGGCAAGTGTCTCATATACCATACAGTTTAAGGAGAAACATAATGCATGGTTTAGATCTCACAGCAGTAATGGCTATCCACGATGCCTTCGTGGCGAAGTTCAGTGATGACTTCAACTCTGAACACACAGTAAGCAAGCGGTACATGGAGGAAATGAAGAAGATTGCAACCACACCAGCGCTTGAGAATATGCACATTGGACTCGAAGCAGCACTCGAAGCCAGACAGTATTCGATTGACGAAGGTGAGGAGTTCGAGCACTCAGACGAAGACCTCATGAAGATGTCAGACGAGGTAGTTGCGGTGTTCGAGAAGATGTGTGCAGTCGCTTCAATGGATGACGAAGGCAATCCTTATGACGAGGAAGCCGACATCATCACGATGCCAACGCCAACAGGACTCTCGATCAAGAGGGAAATGGAACCCGCGTTTGATGCAACGCTCTCGCTAGCAACAGAAGGGCAGTTCAAAACCACAGGTGATCTCATTACTCACGTTCGTAAGGGAGAGGAAGCACTTGCAGAAGTCGTTGAGTTGCGTTCGAGAATGAGTGAAATGGGTAAGCCTAGTGCCGTACCTACGTTTAACCTCGAAGCTAGTGATGACATCCCCGAAGGTAAGATGGTGCAGAGGATAGCTAGTGATGTCTTCGATATCAGGAGAGGCAAGAAGGCATTCGACTTCGAGATACCATTCTTCGAATGGGAAGAACCACACCCACACGTTCCCGCAATAGACGAGGGATACATCTTTCGTCCCATGCCCCTGTTGAATCTCCTGCTATCTCTTGTGAATAACGATAAAGCGTATCTCGTTGGACACACAGGCACAGGAAAGACAACTCTCGTTGAACAGATACTCGCTCGTATGAACTACCCCATGATTAGAGTGAACTTCGATTCCGAAATCACTCGTATGGATCTCATCGGTCGTGATGTGTTGGTCAACGAGGAAGGTAACACCGTCTCGAAGTTTGTGGATGGCGTCTTGCCTACTGCGTTGTCTGGGCCGTACGTCCTGGTATGTGATGAGATAGATCGCATCAGAGCAGAGGTATCTTACGTATTCCACAGGATGTTGGAGAACAACGGACTCCTGTTAACGGAAGACGGTGGTCGTTTAGTGAGGCCACACCCAATGCACAGACTCGTAGCCAATGCGAACACCGTAGGTCAGGGTGATGATTACGGTATGTATCAGGGAGCAAGGCCACAGTCGCAAGCGTTCCTCGATAGGTTCACCAAGTGGATAAACGTGGACTACCTGAAGCCGAAGGACGAGAAGAAACTCCTGCTAAACAGTTGTCCTGCGTTACCTGAGAAGTACGCTGACTCCATCATAAGATATGCGAAGGAGCACAGAGAGGCGTTCGTTAACGCAGAGGTGTTGCAACCACTGTCACCTCGTGGTGTCGTAGCCTTGGGAGAAACACTGGTTCACTTCCTCACGCTGTTGCCAGATGAATCGAAGGCATCAAGCGAGGCACTGGAGACTGTCGTGTTAAACAGGGCATCACCACAGGACAGAGCAGTTCTTAAGGGTCTCGTTAACCGTGTCTGGGTAGCACCTGACAAGGAGGAAGCAAGTGAGTAACAAGCAATGGGAGTCAATGGGTGACTCCGCTAAGCGTTGGGGAATCGTACATGCATGTGCTTGGTGTGGCTCTGAGAATGTAAGCAAAAGCGAATGGTCTGATTGGGATGTCTTAAGTCAGACATGGAAGCCATCCGCTGAGCATGAGCGTCACTGGTGTAACAAGTGCGATGGTGATGTAGATGTGTTAATTGAAACAGTAAACATAGAGGAGCACAAAGATGAATCTGTTACATAAGGTAGGCGAGGGTATTTTGGGACTCACCTTGGGTACTGCGACCGCAATAATAGTAGGCATAGTGCTTCAAGCGGGAGGTTTCTAACGATGACGAAAAGAAAGCGAGCGGGTAGTGGACTTTCGTTGCCACCATTCTCACAACAGTGCCGTGAGTGTGGAATCATAGCCCATACAACCAGGTTTGTTAGAGGCACAGGAGGGCCGGACAAACCACCCTTATGTAAAGAGTGCTACTCGAAACTCCGAACTCATGCGCCAGGTTATGTACCGCAGAAGGGGGTT